AGATGTGTATAAGAGACAGTTCAATTAGTGTAATTGCACAAAAATCTATAATATTCTTTGTGCGTAATTTACTTGCAAAAGATATTGACAAATACTCTTATTGCGTATATAATCAACTTACAGATACGCAATAAGAGTATTTCTGTTTAACACGATAAAGGAGGTGAGATTAGTGCTGTTTTTATACCCAAATATTGAAGCCGAAAGAGCAAGAGCTAATATGACACAAGAAGACCTTGCTAATAAGTTAAAAATTGAACGTAAAAGTTATTATAATTGGCAAACAAAAGGTAATATTCCCATTAATATACTTTTGAGTTTAGCTGATATTTTTAATTGTTCAACCGATTACTTATTAGGAAGAACTAACAATCCTTCTTGTTTCGTAGAAGCTATTAGAAACTAACTTTGCCAAACAGCAGAGAACAGCATAGGAAAGGAGTGATATAGTGGAAATAACAGTAAAAGGTACATCAAAAGAAATTGCTGACCTTGTATTGCAAGTACAAAGTCAGCAAACAAAAGTAACGTCAGTTAATATTTCCAATAGTAACGCCGATGATTTGGTCGTAGAATACAACCATAAAATTCATATGAGTGATAGTGTCGGACGATGTTGATCTTATTTTTACATCTTTTAAAATTATGTAACCATCATTACCAACAATTACAGGTTCGGAATCTGTAGAAGAAATATTTTTTAAGTATTCTTCTTTAGTATTATCGCAAATCTCATATAAAACGCCGCACAAAGAATTTTCATCGTCTATTTCCTGCTCAGACGGGACCTTACCTGAAATGATTCCGGCAGAAGTTGTTAATATCAAGTTGTTTTCTTCTAAACCTTCGACTTCCGGAATACAAGACATAGCTATTATTAAGCTTTTCTTAAGTGATGAATGATTCATATTAATTTCACCTCGCTTTCTGTATATGGTTAGTGAATTGGGGTTCACCACTAAATATAGTATAACATAAAAAGGTCGTGAAATCAATGCACATTAAAGAATTTAGTATAATTTTGAGAGAAAACAGAAAACAAAGAGGAATTTCGCAAAGCGAACTCGCTAAAAAAGCAGGCTTTACAAAAAGAGCTATCCAATACTGGGAGAAAGGAGAAAAAAGCATTTCACTTGAAAACGCTGATAAGTTGTTTAAGGCGTTAGGCGTACAGATTACTATTGGAACTCAATAACAACTCGTAATCGAGTTTAATTTTAAGGAGGAAACAAAATGGCAAGTTTACAACTCATTGACACCAAGGATAAATTCCTGCTCGAGATAGACGGCAAGGAAATCCCGTATGTTACAAGCTATCAGATTACCCGAACAGTAGGCGATGTGGTACTGCTCAAGCTGGCACTCAGCGGCGCCAATGTGGAAAAGGTTGAAATCGCATCAGACAAAATTACAGAGGAGAGCAGGAGGGAATGACATGGCAAGAGAAAAGCCGTTATTTCGAGACAACCTCGACAGGTTAGACATTGCGTTTCCGGATAAGGAAGTTTTGCAGTATCGGGACATCGCAAAGTATCTCGGAAAAAGTTGCGTTACTGTTAAGCGACACTTTCAAAAAGACTATAACAAGAAACTCGGCGGAATCAGCAAGGCAGTCCTTGCAAGTATTTTGAGTTGATTAAAGGAGGCATAACAAATGGCACTCAGACACATTAAAACAAAACGCAGTCTTAAGGATGAGAACAAGCACTTACATAGCTTAGTCAGGCACCTACGGATTGAGCTTGAGAACGCAAGGCTTGACCTTTGCATTAAGAATGACGCAATCAACGGCTACCGCAAGGAGAACATCAAGCTTAGAAAACGCATTAACAGTATGTATGCATATGATGTATGCATATGATGTTTTCGGGGAGAAGGTGAAGAAATGAGCAATAAAAAAAGTGCCTGTGACACCGCGAATGCCACAAGCACAAAGAACAATAAGCCTAATTCAATTATATCCTCTGCAACAAAAAAAATCAAGTTGTGCAACGAAAAAAATCTTAAAGACCGTAAATCTAAAGCAATTCTTGAGCCGGTAAAGAAAATGCTCTGCGAATTTTCAGAGCAGAACGAGGAATTTGCAAGAGCCGTTACGGCTGCAGAAAACCTTGAAAACCTGATTGACGAAGTGGGAAAGAAGCTCCCCGCTGCAGTTTCCGACCTTGATGTGTATCAGCAGATTGTCGGTAAGATTTTCCCCGGAGCAAAGGTTACTTTCGCAATGCAGATACATATGTCCGAGTATGAGCTTGAAGAGCCTGATGTAGCAGAGCAGAAAACGGATCCGGTTACTCTTGACCTCGGCAATCTTATAGATTGGTAGGTGTCGGTATGATTAAAAATCCCGAATATCTGCTCGAGAATATTCCTGATATTACAGTTGAAAACGAAGAGCAAATAGTGCAGTATTTCCCACAGTATGCCTTTTATGAAAATAAAGGCAGGGACAGATGTGATTGCTTTTGTACAAGCTGTCGTTGCTGGCATCTTAATGAGCCGTTCAGTCTTGCACATAATCAAATTCACATATGCAACCATTGTGGTGAGACCGTCAAAGCAAAGGCTTTGCATTACGGCAGAAAGAAACTTGGAAGAAGTCGCAAGTTTGGATTTTGTTTTGCTCAAAACGGCAGACTGTACATCAGATTTGTAACGGTTTATCAGAGATTTTCGGAAGATATTTACAACGAAAATCCTGTCGAAATGATGCCGCAATATTTTTTTTCAAATGAATATCTGTATGTATATGAACAACACGCAATGCAAAGATTTGCATACAACTGGTACGGCAAATCATTTTATCAGATGAAAACAGACGGAATTATTCCTTCTGCTTCACAGGGCTTAGCGTGGTATTGGGGTCCGTCAGAAAAAACCTTGTATTCAGGCTGGGATTCAACCGTACTTTTAAATCTTGATGTAATAGCTGATACGGATCTTAGATATTCGTGTGCGGATGAGCTTTTAAATAGATGTACGGTCCAAGAGATTCTCAAATGGCTGAACATATATGTAAGGCACAATAATGCAGAATATCTGATTAAAGGCGGTTTTGAGAATGTTGCAAAGCTTTTGATTAACGGCAAACTTTCGCTCAATAAAATTCACTGGAAAGAAACCAATCTTCTTAAAATGCTCGGATGTCATAAGGAGGATATGCACTTTTTCGCAGATTATGATTCAAGGACAATTGAACTTTACCGTAGCGTAATAAAGGAAGAACCGACTATTCATATGGCACATGAGTTCATAAGCAAGCTGTCAAAGCTCGGCATCAATGCTGTAAACGAACTTCACAAAAATAGTCTTACATACAAACAGATTTTGAAGTATGGCAAAAACGATCGGAGAGTAATACTGTGGAGGGATTATCTTGATAGCTGCAAAAAGCTTCCCGAAGGTATAGAAGAAGTAATGCCGGCTCATCTCGAAGAGGCTCACGACAGAACGCTTGAAAAGGTTGCTTTCTATGCAGACAAAACAGAATCGAAGCAGATTGCAAAAATAGCAAAGACACTTACCCCATTACTGATGAGCACAGACAGCCTTATAATGCTTGCCCCAAAAAGCGGTGAAGAAATAATAGCAGAGGGAAGAATATTACAGCATTGCGTCGGCGGATATGTAAGACGGCACGCAAGAGGTGACACGATAATACTTTTTATTCGTCATAAAGATAAACCGAAAATCCCGTTTTTTACGATTGAAGTAAATCCCGAAACATTGGAAATAATGCAGTGCCACGGTTACAAAAATGAGCGTGACAGCGGATTTAAAAAGCCGGATGAAATCAAGAAATTTGAAAAGCAATACGCTGAATTTTTGGAGGATATAAAAAATGTCAGAAATAACAGTAAGCAAACAGCATAAGCAGGCCATTGAACTGCATCAGAAAATTCTTGTCAGCGCAAACCTTGCACAACAGAACATATGGGATATGTGCAACGGACTCAAGACTATGCGTGACAACAAGCTGTATAAGGAGCTTGGCTACACGAATTTTGAGGAGTACTGCGAGAATGAAGTAGGAATGAAACGCAGTAATGCTTATAGATATATTTCTATTGCAGAAAAAATAAGCAAAGAAAATGTCCCAACGTTGGGACATTTTAGTAAATCAAAATTAATGCTCCTTGCTACCATAAGCGAACCCGAACAGGCTGAAATTGCTGAAAAGCTCGACCTTGAGAGCACAACGGTTAAGCAGTTAAAAGCAGAAATTGACAGCCTTAAAGCTGAAAAACAGGAGGCAACCGACAAGAGCATTGACTATTGCAGACAGCTCAATAACGCTAAGAAAGACGCAGACTATTACAAGCAGCAGGCGGACACTTCAAAAGAAAGCTATCGCAATATTGAAAATCAGCTTGCAGAGGAAAAGAACAAAAATTTCAAGCTGACGAATAAAGTTCAGGAGCTTGAAAGCCGCCCTATTGAGGTTGCCGTTGCAGAGCCGAGCGATAATGAGCGCAGACTGAACGAAACCATCAGAGCACTTGAGCGTGAGAACATCAAACGCAATGACGAACTCGAAGCAGAATATCGTGAGAACGAAAAAATCGTAAGGAAACAGCTTGAGGACGAAAAGCAAGAGGCTCTTCGCAGACAGAAAGAGGAGTATGAAGAAAGGCTGAAAAATGTTCAGACTGCCGACGGTACATCAGATGACAAGGATGTCTTTAAGGCGTATTTTTCGATTGCATATGACAGCTTTATCCGTATGCTCGATTTCGCCAAGCAGTCACAGGACAAGGAATTTTTCAAGGGCAAGGTTGAACATTTAATAGAAGCACTTGCCACACAAAACATAAATCTTTAAGGGGGAGCAACAATGAAGCTTTATGAGCTTACTGAAAGCTTTGCTGAATTATTCAGCCAATTTGAAGACATAAACGAATATGAACCCGATACTGACGCAGACGGTCAGCCGATTGACGGCAACGGCGACATTATCGAAGATGTTGAGGCATACAAAGAAAAAATGCTTACAGCGTGGTTTGATACACTCGAGGGCATTGAGGGCGAATTTGACGAGAAAGCAGAAAGCATTGCAGTCTACATCAAACAGCTTAAAGCAGAGGCTAATATACTCAAGTTTGAGAAATCTGCAATCGCTAAGAGGCAGTCGCAGAAAGAGCGAGAGGTTGAAAAACTCGCTGCATATCTTCTTAATGCAATGAAAGCAATCGGCAGGAGCAAGGTAGATATGCCGCACGCAGTTGTATCAATCAGAAACAACGCACCGAGCCTTATTGTTGATGATGAAATTTCATTCATTGAGTGGGCGGAGGAACACAATCTTGCCCACCTTTTAAAGTACAGTATGCCCGAAGTAAAAAAGAATGATGTCAAGGCTCTCTGCAAAAACGGCGAGGCTATCCCGTTTGTGCATATGGAAAGCAAACAGTCGTTGAGTGTTAAGTGAGGTGATATAATGATTAATTTTGATGATGTAAAAAGAGCAAAATCAAAGGCAAGGATAGCTATTACGGGTCCATCAGGCAGCGGTAAAACCTTATCAAGTCTGTATCTTGCTTATGGCATTACCGGTGATTGGACAAAGGTTGCTTTGATTGACACCGAACATGAAAGAGGTCGCTTTTATGCAGACAGAACAGACCTTAAAACAGGTACATTCAAATATGCATCAATGACTCCGCCTTATTCTCCCGATAAGTACATAGATTATGTTAAATCTGCTGCTGAAATTGTAGGTACTGACGGTGTAGTGATTGTTGACAGCTTTTCTCACTGTTGGGATAACGAGGGTGGTGTGCTTGATATAAAGTCACATATTGCTCAACAGCGTGGCAAAAATGATTACACAGCGTGGGACGAAGCAGGTAAGATACAGAATAATCTTGTAAATACAATCCTATCCGTTGACTGTCACACAATTATTACAATGCGTGCAAAAATGGCTTATGCTATGGAGGTAAATGACAGGGGCAAAACTGTACCTGTAAAAATTGGACTTGCACCGGTTCAGCGTGATAATACGGAATACGAATTTGATATGTGCTTTCAGCTTGACCGTTCACATTGTGCATCACTTTCTAAAGATACTACATTTCTTGATGATTGGTCAGGTGTTGTCACTCCGGAACTCGGAAAACAGTTGGGAGAATGGCTCTCAAAGGGTGCGGATTTGCCGAGATGTGCCGACTGCAATAAGGTTATTGTTGCAAGCGGTAAGTTGACGGCTGAGCAGATTATCGAAAAGTCAACAGGAAGATACGGCACAGCACTCTGTATGGGGTGCACTCAAATCAGATATCGAAAAGAACAGGAAGTGAATGCTAATGCAGCTTCGACCGTATCAGAATGACCTTGTTGAACAGGTAAGACAGGCTTGGCGAGAGGGTTACAAAGCTCCTTGCATTGTCCTTGGGTGCGGTGGCGGAAAGTCCTGCATTGTCGCAGAAATTGCAAGACGAACAACTTGGAACGGTAAACGGGTACTGTTCGTTGTTCACAGGAGAGAACTTGTTGATCAAATATTCAGAACCTTTGTCCGCTGGGGTGTGCTTATGGATTTATGTCAGATTGGTATGGTACAAACCTTTACACGCAGGCTTAAAAAACTTCCTAAGCCTGCGTTAATCATTACGGACGAAAATCATCACAGCCTTGCACAAAGCTACAAACGCATTTATGAATATTTTTCAGATGTTCCGAGGGTTGGCGTCACCGCAACACCTATTCGTCTAAACGGTGACGGCTTGGGTGATGTCAACGATAAGCTGATTGTAGGAGTAAGTACCAAGTGGCTCATTGAGCATAACTGCCTTGCCCCGTATGATTACTATGCTCCGAGTGTTGCCGACCTTACAGGACTGCACACCAAAATGGGCGAATATGTCGCCTCCGAGATAGAAAAAGCAATGACTAAAAATACAGTTTTCGGAGATGTAATCAAGTATTACAGACAGCTTGCAGACGGCAAAAAAGCGGTGTGCTATTGTTCAACTGTCAAACACAGTATGGCAACCGCACAGGCATTTTGCGAAGCGGGTATATCCGCAAGGCATATTGACGGAAGTACCCCGAAAGCTCAAAGAGAACAGATTATAAACGAGTTTCGCAGCGGAAAAATTACAATTCTTTGCAATGTGGATTTGATTTCAGAGGGCTTTGATGTGCCCGACTGCGAATGTACAATTCTGCTCCGACCTACTCACAGCCTTACGCTTTACATTCAGCAGTCAATGCGATGTATGCGATACAGACCGAACAAAAGGGCGGTAATCATTGACCATGTGGGCAACTATGCAAGACACGGAATGCCTGACGATGACAGAGTGTGGTCACTTGAAAAACGAGAGAAAAAGAGTGTTAAAAAGCTTGAGGACGAGCAGGCAACAAAGGTCAAGCAATGCCCCGAGTGCTTTTTTACATTCTCTGCACCACCACCGGGGCAGAAAGCCGTATGCCCTCGATGCGGATATGAATTTCCGACAGCAGAACGAAAGGTTGATTTTGATACTGCCGCAGAGCTTATAAAGGTTGAGGGCTTTAAGCTCGATTTCAGTTCACCATCTGATTGCGGCAGCTACAACGATTTACTTGTTTACGCAAAAACACACGGCTATAAGCCCGGCTGGGCGTATTATCAAGCACGAAAGAGAGGATTGATAGCTTGACAGAAGAACACGCTATACAGAATGAAATCCGCCTTGCAATTGCACCGTACTGCGATATTTTTCGTATCAATGTCGGACAGGGTTACACAAAGGATGGACGATATTTCAGCACAGGTGTACCACCGGGGTTTTCTGATTTATTCGGTGTCAGAAAATCAGACGGCAAGGCGGTATTCATTGAGGTTAAAACAGCAAAAGGCAGAGCAACCGAAAAGCAGCATAACTTTTTACAGATGATGAAATTTAACGGTGCGGTAGCAGGAATATGCAGAAGTGCCGATGAAGCAATTAAATTGATTTTGGAGGAATAATCATGGGTTTTAAATCAAACTGGAACGAAGCAACACAGGGCATCTCAATCAAGCCTGAAGGTGATTATGAGTGTATCATTACTAAAGTCGAAGAAAGAGTTACTCAGAACGGCAAAGAAAATTTAAACATTTCAATGGTAATCCGAAACGATGTTGAACAGGGTTACAAAAACGGATATATTTTTAATACCCTTTGGAAACGCAAAGAGCCGACAGAGGCAGACTTGCAGGTCAAGGGATACGGCTACGGTCAGATTATGGCTCTCGGCAAGGCAGCAGGACTGCCCGACGGCAAGGAGTACGAAAGCCTTGAGCAGTTCTGTGGTGAGCTTATCAACAAGCCAATTCGTGCGACTATAAAGCACGAAGAGTACAATGGCAAAATGCAGGAGCGAGTAAGCTGGCTCAATCTGACTAAGTATCCGACAGTAAAGCATACTTTTAAGCAGTCGCAGAGTTCAACGGCGCAGACCTATGCACAGCCACAGCAAAGCTATGCATCTGCACAGCCGACAAATCAAGGCTTTACGGATATGCCGCTTGATGATGATTTACCGTTTTAATTCAGAAAATTTTTTACGGAAATTGCACTAATTTATGCAACTTTTGAATTTTAAGTCGGTACATATGAAATCCATAAGAATCCATAAGGAGGTATAAAATATGGGATTTACAAATTTTAACGATAAATACAGTGCAATTCCGCAGGAATTAAAAGACTATAAAAATTGGGTGTGTTGGCAGGCATACCCTGATCCGAAGTCGCACAGCGGCATTTCTAAGAAGCCCGTCAATCCAAAGACGGGCGGACTTGCCCAGTCAAACAATCCCGACACTTGGTCGGATTTTGAAACCGCTGTCAGGCAGTCGGGCAAGTATTCGGGCATAGGCTTTATGTTCTCAAATTCGCCGTTTTTCGGTGTTGACCTTGACGATATGCCAAACGATATTGAGGACTACCAAAACGGCGGAGCTGACAACATAATCAGCGAGTTCGTGAACACTTTACAGAGCTACACAGAATTTTCGCAGAGCAAAACAGGCGTTCATATAATCTGCAAGGGAACTCTTCCCGAGGGCAGAAGAAAGGCAAAGAATGATTCGGGCGGTTTTGAGATGTACGAGAACGGCAGATTTTTCGTTGTGACAGGAAACTACTGCTCGGAATACGGATACATCAACGATTGTACCGAGAGTGTTAAGCCGTTGCACTCCAAATATCTCGGCAAGACGGCAGAGCCTAAGCCGAACAGGCAGAATATTACGGTCAATTTAAATTCCGTTGATGACATCGTCAGAGCCGCCTGCAGTGCTAAGAACGGCAGTCTTTTCAAGGCTCTGTACAGCGGTGACTTTTCGGCTTACTCATCACAGAGCGAGGCGGATATGGCATTTTGCAATATGCTTGCCTTTTGGTGCGGCTGCGATGCCGAAAAAATGGACGCAATTTTCCGCCAATCGGGTTTAATGCGTGACAAGTGGGACAGAAAGCAGTCAGGCACTACATACGGAGTAATCACCCTGCAAAAAGCAATATCCGGCTGCAGTCAGACCTATAACCCTAAAAAACAAAACGATTATTCGATTTCAATAGGCAACGGCAAGGTTATTCAGACTGTTGACGAAGAAAAAATGCGTGCATATACATTTGACGATATGGGCAACGCAGAAAGGTTTGTTGACCTGTTTGGCGAAAATGTTCGCTACTGCTATACGGAAAAGAAATGGTATTTTTATAATTCAATGAGGTGGAGCGTCGACAATCTCGGTGTTATCTTAAGAATGGCAGATAAGTGCGTTGAGGCTATGAAAGCCGAGGCAAAGCTTTACTTGCAGGCTGATGAAGAGAGCGGCGGAGATATGGTGAAAGCATTTGAAAAGCATATGAAATCAAGCCGTTCAAATAAGTCAAAAAAAGCAATGCTCAACGAAATTGAACATCATCTTCCGATTTTGCCGATACAAATGGACAGATACAAAATGGCACTCAACACGCCAAGCGGAATTATTAATCTGAAAAACGGCGATGTAAAGGCACATAACCCCGAATATTACTTTACAAAGATTACTTCGGTCGATTGCGCCGAAGCTGCCGACTGCCCTCGTTGGCTTGCGTTCCTTGACGATATTTTTGCAGGCGACAAGGACTTAATCAGATACATTCAAAAGGCGGTAGGCTACAGTCTGACAGGCTCAACGGCGGAACAATGTGCATTTTTTCTTTACGGTACAGGTCGAAACGGCAAGAGTACTTTTATTGATGTAATAAGAGATGTTTTCGGCGATTATGCGGCGAATATTCAGCCGGAAACTATTATGGTGAAAAGCTCGCAGAGCAATGCCATAAACAGCGACATTGCACGATTAAAGGGCGCAAGACTTGTTACATCGGTAGAGCCAAATGAGGGTGTGCGGCTGAATGAGGGACTTTTAAAACAGCTTACAGGTGACGATACGGTAACAGCAAGAAAGCTGTACAGTGAGGAATTTGAGTTTAAACCCGAGTTCAAATTATGGATGGCGACAAACCATAAACCTATTATCAGAGGCACAGACACAGGCATTTGGCGAAGAATACATATGATACCGTTCAATGTGCAGATACCCGAGGACAAGGTAGATAAAAACCTTACGCATAAGCTAAAGGCGGAGATGGCAGGGATTTTTAAATGGTGCATTGACGGCTGTCTGATGTGGCAGAGAGAGGGCCTGCAAATGCCCGCCGCTGTATTAAAGAGCGTGAGAGAGTACAGGCGTGAAATGGATGTTATTTCTGCTTTTATCGAGGATAAATGTACTCTTGAGGGCACTGTACAGGCAAGTATGCTGTATGCCGCCTATGCATCGTGGGCAGACAGCAACAACGAATATTGTATGTCAAATACCAAGTTCAGCACCGAACTTGCCAAACGATTTGAGAAGATAAAGGGAAGAAATTACAATTATTTCACCGGTATTTCTATTCGTTCTGAATATTAGTGTGGTGGCTTGAGGAGGGTTTGAGGGGTTTTATAACCTTTCGTATAAGAAAATAAAAATATTATATATATAAAGGGTTATTTAAAAATGGCTTCAACCCACCACAAGCCTCCGCAGGGAGGAATATATGAAACCAAATTTTAAAGACAAAACAGAGTTTGCAAGGCTTGAGGATAAAGCTATTGACGGTCAGCTTGATTATACCGACTATCCGCCTGCCGAATACAAATACTTTTCAAAGCTTGCAAAGGTAGGCTACAACAATCGCCATAAAGGCTGGGATATGATTACTTGCCTGAAGCTTCAACAGGAATTGCAGAGTGAGTACAGACAGTACAACGATGAGAGCGAGGAGTATTTAAGACTGTGTACGAGAATACAGGACAATATAAAGAAATCCGCCGATCTCGTTCGCAAGATGTACAAGCAGGCGGCAACTAAAGACGAAATGCTAAGCCTTGCGTTGCAGACGATAGAGTTATTAACAAATGAGAACGGATTTGTTAAAAGAATAAGCGAAAAGGTAAGGGAGATGAAACAATGAAACAGCAGGCAATCTGCGAATTATGTATGCAAGCATTTGAAAAAAGAAGTGCAAATCAAAAATACTGCACCGAGTGCGGTGTTGAAATGCGAAAGCAACAGCACAGAGAAATTATCAAAAACAGCAAATTAAGAAAAACAGCCGCACGCAATTACAATAAACCCGATACACTTGAAGAAAAATGCAAGAAAATCAATTTGTATAATAAGCGGCACGGCACACACTTAAGCTACGGAGAATATACGGCACTCGAAAGGCTTGGAAGAATTTAAGGAGGATATTATGAGAGAAATATTATTCAGAGGTCAAACTCGCAGATATGGCGAAAAAGTCAGAACTTTAAAGGAGTAAAAATTATGACAAGATATGAACTCGAAAGACATTTAGGGAAATATGTTGAAATCGTACTTTTTGACGGAACGGTGATTGAGGGCATTTTACATAAAACGGGTGAAAAAGCCTTTGAAAATGACGCTAATTTGTCAATACCAAAGTTACGATATTTCTGCACTTGTGGGGATAAGGTTGTTAGTAATTGTGTTTTTAGATTGTCCCACATTAAAAAAATCAGTTACTCTTTGTGACGGTAGAGCGTTTGAAGTCAAACCTGATGTTGTCGCCGATTTCAGGAATATCCCTTTTAAAGATGATACGTTTAATTTAGTAGTATTTGACCCACCGCATCTAATCAAAGTAGGGGATAAATCTTGGTTGGCAAAAAAGTACGGTAAACTTAACCCACATACATATAAAGATGATTTATCTCAAGGGTTTAGGGAATGTTTCAGAATTTTGAAACCATATGGAATTTTGGTTTTTAAATGGAATGAAACGGATGTTAAAACTAACGAGATAATTAAATTATCACAGATACCTCCACTTTTGGGGCATAAAAGTGGAAAACTGAATAAAACACATTGGCTACTTTTTATGAAAAATGGTACTGAAAGTGAGGCAGAAGAATGACATCAAAAGAGACTATGTATAAAGCAATCAATACATACGGTGTTGAAAATCAGATGATAAAGACGATCGAAGAGTTGTCTGAATTGTCGCAGGCTTTGTGTAAAAGCCTTATAAGATTAAATTATACTAAAGAAAAAATATCACTTGAAGATGATTTGAAATCTGTTGATAATATTTTTGAAGAAATGGCAGATGTTGAAATTATGCTTGAACAATGCAAGATAATGTTTCAATGTGATAAAGAAGTGAATAAATGGAACAGAAAAAAGATTGAGAGGCTTGAAAAAAGACTGGAGGGTGAAAATTAATGACACTTGACGAATTAAAAGCTGAAATATCCGAACGCATAGAAAGTGAACAGGACAAGTTGGACAGGCTTAACGACAGAAAAAGTCGAAAGGACAGAAACTATTACATAAGTGAAGGTATGTTGATAGCATTTCAGATTGTTTCAGACTACTTTGACGATTTGGAGGTGATAATTTGACTGCAAAAGAAATCAAAGACATAAACCGAGAAATTACGAGGTTAAAAGCTAAGATTGCACGCATAGCCGCCGAGGCTGACAATACATCGCCTAAGCTGTCGGATTTACCGAGTGCAGGTCAGACCTCGGACAAGGTAGGCAATGCGGTTGTGCAGATTGCAGATATTCAGAGGGAGATACAAAACCTTGAAATCCGCCGAAACGCAGCACTCAACAGCCTCTCCCGTGACGATTTTGTGGAGAACTGTTTGTTTATGCACCTTAGCTTGCGATACAGCTGGGCGAAGATTTTAACTAAGGTTGGCGGTAATAACACAATCGACAGCATAAAGAAAATGTGTTATCGACATCATTGGTGAATTTGTCCCGATGTCCCGAATAGGGGTGATATAATATAAAATGAAGAAATCGATAATAAGAGACATTTTGTAGTTCTTTTTCAAAATAACGGCAGACCGCTCTCGTTGAGGGCGGTTTTGCTTTTGCGGGGTGGAATTAATGTATAAAGATAAATGCGGTACAGGTTACGAAAACAGTACAAGGACGATTTTTGAAGGTGCAGGAGAATATGACACCCCGATTATCGAGCCTACAAAAATTACTGAAAACAAATTCATCGGATTTAACGAAATTTTAAGCAGTAAGCAAAGTGATTGCGGAGTACATTTTTTCCTTGACGATTACCAGTTTCAGAGGTTGTGGAATACACCCGACAGGTACATTGAAAAGCTACAAAATTTTAATTGTGTGTTGTCGCCTGATTTCAGTCTTTACACTGATTATCCGACAGCGTTGCAAATTTATAATCACTATCGCAAACATTGGATAGGTGCATATTTGCAGCTCTACGGTATTGAGGTGATACCTACAATTTGTTGGAGTGATGAAAAGAGTTTTGAATGGTGTTTTGACGGCGAACCTATTGGCGGTACTGTTGCCGTGTCAAGTGTCGGCACACAGAAAAACAAGATTGCCAAAGAACTGTTTTTGAAAGGCTACAAAGAAATGATTGAACGCTTACAGCCTGAAACAATTATCTTCTACGGCAGGGTCCCCGAAGAATGTAAGGGAAACATCATCAACATCAAATCATTTCAGGAAAAATTTAGGAGGTCAAAATAATGGGCGGAAGAGGCGGAAGTTTTAGAGTAATCCCAAAGATCAAAAACCCAGTCGGTATTCCTTCAAATGCTATTACCGAGGATGAATTCCTTAAATTAAAAGGAGTTGGCGATATTTCAAGTGGTTATACGGTTGATAATCTTAGAGGTAACAGAGCTTTGAAAACACAGCGCGGACAGGAAAAGTTTGAGAAAGAGGTCTTGAAAGCTAATGCGGATTATTCAAGTAAGCGTGCGAGTGCAAGAAAGGAATACAAATCTTTGGTAAGTAAGGGTGTGATTAGAGATAAGACACCTACAGAAAGAAGATTAACAACTGCTCACGGGCACCCTGATAATCAATCGACACAAGCCGCAAGGCGATTACTGGCAAAACAAGGAATTGACTGGAAAACAGGCAAGAAAATTAAATCATAATAAATTCAAAAGGGTGTTATAATGGGCGGACGAGGCTCTTCAAGTGGCATAAGTGATAAGGGTAAGAAGTACGGTACGGAATATCACACAGTGTATCAATCAGGCAATATCAAATTTATCAAGATTAACAAGGGCAATATAACACCGCCATTTGAGACTATGACAAAAGGCAGGGTTTATGTTACAGTAAGTAATCAAGATAAACCAAAATCAATAGTTTATTTTGATAAGCATAACAAAAGATATAAACAGGTTGATATTGATCACCCGCATAGAATTAGCGGTAAATGGACTCAGCCCCATACACATAAAGGTTATTTTCACAATGAAAAAGGTACTTTTAAATTGAGTGAAAAAGAGCAGAAAATTGTTGACAAAGTAATTGAAATATGGGAAAATAAAGTTGATAAGTCATAGTAGAGCAGGAGAACGTTCGCTTTGGCTGAACATTGAGTTAAAACCAATTTCCATGTTATTTAGCAAAGCTACTTGGCCTCAATAGATTTTGGTTGCCAAAGATTCACGAAAGACCCCGGTGCAAATCCGGGTGGCTATCAAAGACAGTACAGAAATGTGCTGTCTTTTCTTTTGCTTATTTTACATAAAGAGAGGTGGTGACGGTGGCAAAAGGAAAGTATGAAAAATGGCTTAAAGAAGAAAATTTATTACTGCTTGAGGGTTGGGCAAGGGACGGCTTGACCGATGAGCAGATTGCTAAGAATATGGGTGTTTCATACTCAACGCTAAAAGATTGGAAAAATAAGTATTCGGCTATTTTGGCTGCCCTAAAAAAAGGCAAAGAGGTTGTGGACTATGAAGTTGAAAATGCTTTGTTGTCCTCTGCTCTTGAGGGCAACACTACTGCACAAATATTTTGGCTGAAAAACCGCCGCCCCGACAAGTGGCGGGATAAGCAAAAAGAGGAAACCGACAAGACCGCACTTGACAAGCTCGACAGCATTTTGAAAGAAATCAAAGATGACGCAGAAAGGAGCACAGACAATGCCGTACACGAGTAAGCAAAAGGAATACATAGCAAACGCAACACATCGCTGGAACATTAAAAGCGGTGCGGTGCGTTCGGGCAAAAGTTTTGTTGATGTCACCTGTATTGTGCCTATGCGTATTCGAGAGCGAATAGGTAAAGACGGTTTGTGCTTTATCATCGGAGTGTCAAAGGAAACTATCGAGCGAAATGTACTGCAGCCTATGCGAGAGCGTTACACCTCTGATGTTGTCGGTACGATTAACAGCCGAAACATTGCAAAAGTGTGCGGTGAAGATGTGTATTGTTTGGGTGCGGAAAAGGTCAGTCAGGTTGCTAAAATTCAGGGTGCGTCGGCAAAATATATTTACGGTGATGAGGTTGCAAAGTGGAACGAAGATGTTTTCAATATGCTTAAATCCCGACTTGACAAGCCTTATTCGTGCTTTGACGGCAGTTTAAACCCTGAACACCCAACTCATTGGCTCAAGAAATTCATTGACAGTGACGCAGATATTTATTTGCAGGAATACACGATTTTCGATAATAAATTCTTATCCGAGGAGTTTGTGAAGAACCTTTGCAATGAATATGAGGGCACTATTTTCTATGACCGTCTTATTCTCGGCAAGTGGGTGCGTGCCGAGGGTGCTATTTACCGCCGATTTGCCGATAATCCCAAAAAATTTTACTGTCAAATTACCGACAAAATCAACACGGATTTACCGTACAGGCAGTTTTTGAAGTCGGAACTTGAAGAAGTGACAATCGGCATTGACTTTGGCGGCAATAAATCGGGCCACGCATTTGTGGCGACGGCAAAGACAAGAGGCTACAATAATTTAATAGCGTTGAAAAGCGAACGACACTTCGGTGAATACGACGGAAACGACATTGACAGGCTGGCAATTAATTTTGCACAGTCTGTTTTTGATTTGTGCGGTGTTGTTGACTTTGTGTATTGGGATAACGCCGAAACCGTGCTCGGCAGAGGCATTAAACGAGCGTTTGAAGAACATTTCCCGAATACCATAGTCAGACCCGCACGCAAATACCCCGTACAGGACCGTATTCAATGCCTGTTGCGACTTATGGGCGCTGGCAGATTCTTTTACACTGACGGCTGCGATACGCTTAAAATGGCATTGTGCGAGGCTGTATGGAATGATAAAAAACTTGTTGACGAAAGACTTGACGACGGTTCAACCGACATCGACAGCCTCGACAGTTTTGAATACACATTTGAACGGGATATAAAAAGATTTATAAGGGCGGTGTGAAATGCAATTCATAAATTTTTTGAAAGGAGTGTGGCAGAGAATGTTCCCTCTAAAGGATATTAAACAGGCTTTGGGCGTTAAACTTGCGATTACAGATGATATGATGCAAAGCATTGAAATGTGGCAGAAATGCTTTGCGGGGCAGGCTTTTTGGCTTTCCGACAGCGTTATAAGTTTAAGGCTTGAGCAGGCGATTACAAGAGAGTTTGCAAACATCACGCTTAACGAAATGACCGCAAGCGTAAGCAATGACAAATTGCAGAAAATCTTTGAAACCGCAACGGAAGACCTTAACTCCGAATTGCAGTCGGGCCTTGCAACAGGCGCAATGGTGATTAAACCGTTAGGCGGCGACAAGGTGCAGTATATTTCCGCAAATGCCTTTGTGCCGATTGAATTTGACGCAAGGCATAGGCTTGTAAAAGTCATCTTTCCTGAATTTAAGAAGATCGGCGACAACTATTACACAAGGCTTGAGTATCACAGCCTTGATACCGAAAAGGGATTGACAATTACCAACACTGCTTATGTGTCTGCAAGTGAGGGGCAACTCGGAAGAGAAATTCCGCTTGCGGCAGTTGACGAGTGGGCAAGCCTGCCGAATGCTGTTACATACCCCGCAATGCTCCGCCCTGCTTTCGGTTATTTTCGCACACCGATTAAAAACACGATTGACGGCTCATCTTGCGGTGTTTCTGTCTACGCAAATGACATAAATCTTATTCGTAAAATAGACACACAATTCGGCAGACTTGATTGGGAGTTTGAGAGCGGCGAAAGGGCAATACATGTTGATGCCGCAGCTTTCAAGAAAGAGGGTACTGAAAAACTCAACAAAAGACTTTACAAAGCTGTAGATGTTGACCTCGGAGATAATGAATTGTTCAAAGATTTTTCTCCTGCAATTCGTCAATCTGATATTACGGACGGGCTAAATACATATCTTCGCAGACTTGAATTTTCGGTCGGCCTTGCGTATGGTGACCTATCCGACCCCGACACTGTCGCAAAGACGGCTACGGAGATATTATCGGCTAAGAACCGAAAGTACAACACGGTATCGGCAATTCAGAAACAGCTTAAATATTGTCTTGACGATTTGGTGTATGCTCTCGCCTTTTACAATTCGCTGACAACAAGCGGTTACACATTCGTTTGTGACTTTAAGGACAGTATTCTCACAGATGAACAGACCGAACGCACACAGGATATTCAGGACTTGAGTCTTGGAATTATGCGACCTGATGAGTATCGTATGAAATGGTACGGAGAGGACGAAAAGACAGCAAAAAAGAACCTGCCGCAGTCCTCGGAGGTTGTTGACTGATGTTTACTCCCGAAGTTACAGAGGCAATCCCGATTGCACTCGAGCAAATTTTTGACAGCCTGCAAATGAGCATAATGACGGAAATAGTAAGAATGTTACTTGAAGCTGCGGAGATTATACCGTCAACAGGCTATAAAATGAGCAGATTATACGATTTAGGTACAAGCAAAAAGCGAATCAAAGACATTGTCGCAAGGACACTTAACCTTAGCGATAAAGAAGTTGAAAACATCTTTACAAATATAACGGAAAGCGGATATAACGAGGCGGAGAGTGCTTTTATTGAACAAGGCAAGGAGTTTATACCATATTCAGAAAACGAGCCACTACAGCAATTTGTGAGGGCCGTACAAGAGCAGACACAAAACGAATGTAAAAACATTACACAGTCAATGGGCTTTGCAAAGCGACAGCCTGACGGCAGTTTGGGCTTTACTCCCGTTGCAGACTATTATCAAGAAACACTTGATAAAGCCGTCACGGAAATTGCAAGCGGTGCGAGTGATTATAATACCGTACTCGAAAAAACCGTAACCGAAATGACAAACAGCGGATTGCGTACGGTTGACTATGCAAGCGGTCACAGCAATAGAGTTACCGTTGCGGCAAGGCGTGCGGTGTCAACAGGACTGAATCAGGTTGTGGGCAAAATCAATGAGGAAAACGCCGAAAAACTCGGCACAAATTACTTTGAGGTATCGTGGCACAGTGGAGCAAGGCCGAGCCATCAGGTGTGGCAAGGCAGAGTGTACAGTAAGGAAGAACTCGAGAGCGTGTGCGGACTTGGCACGGTAACAGGACTTTGCGGCGCAAACTGCTATCACTCATATTCGCCTTTCACTCCCGGCATAACTCCACGCACATACACAGATGAACAGCTAGACAAGATGAACGCAGAGGAAAACAAGCCTGTAGAATACAACGGCAAGACATACACAAAGTACGAGGCAACCCAAAGACAGCGCAGACTTGAAACCACAATGCGGGCACAAAGGCAGAAAATAAAATTGCTTGAAGAAGGCGGGGCTGACGAGCAAGCAATAATTAACGCTCGTGCAAGATATGTAAAAACTTCCGATGAATATGTGAACTTCTCAAAAAGCGTCGGACTTTCTCAACAATGGGACAGGGTAACGGTTGGCGGCAGCAACGTTGAGGGTATTACAAAGCCTAAAAAAGCCAGTTCACCGATAGGCGGAATAAAAACTACTTCTTTGCCGATTAAAAACACAGAAAATCATACCTTTAAAGGTAAATTCGGTGTTGAAAAATCGGGCGGTAGTGGTATAATAAAAGAGGAAAATAAAAAGCCTATTACGCCAATAACAGATAAAGCTATCGAGCGAGTGCCGAAAGTTGATATTGCCGGATATTCTGAAGAACAAAGGGTTGAAATTCAAAAACAACATAAGGAACTTTTGAAATTTTCAAAAGAACAAAATGACAATAAAGAAGTTGCATTTGTTTTTCGCGACGGATTGGTTGACTATAAACCATTTACAGGTTCTGATGAAAAAATTGACTTTGGCACATACTTGGAGACAAAAGGAAAAAATTTAACTATTTTACATAATCATCCGAGAAACAGTAGTTATTCTATGAACGATTTGGATGTATTTGCAAATAAAAATGTTAGAACAATTACTATTGTAAAAAACAACGGCACAGTTGAATATTTAACTAAAACCGATGATTTTGACAACAATAGATTTGCTCTTGAGTGTAATAGATTGTATAAGAAGATAGTGGTTAAGGAAACCGATGAGGAAAAAGATAGATTTGTTAAAACTTTGCTAAATAAATCAAAAGCTGGGGTGATTTGGAGTGGAAGAAAATAAATCAAGAAACGCAATTATCGACGGACCTATTGAATTGCAAATAAAATGTATGGAAGAATTTCTTTCTACATTAACAGACGAAGAAAAAGAACGCTCAATGTCGAGTGAATTTGACTACTTGGAAGAAGACTAACCGCTCCTTGTGGGCGGTTTTGTTATGCGTGAATTTAATACAGAGATTAGCACTTAATCAATCAGATTGAGTGCTTTTTTAATACCCAAAATCAGAAAGGCGGTGACAAAATGAAAGTAAAAGTAGTTGTGTCGTTTAACGATAAAATGAACGGTCTTATCAACAGACCTGTCAATGAAGTCTTTGAATGTACCAAAGACCGAGCGAAAAGCCTTATTGACAGAGGTTTTGTTATTGAGGTTGAAGACAACAAAAATAAAGCAGATTAAGCACCCTTGCATTTGATTGCATAGGTGCTTTTATTTTACCCCGCCGTTGGTTTATACGGCTGAATTTCTACCGCAGGCAAAGCGGAATATAAGCTATGCAGAAAGGATTTATATTATGAAGAACATACACACACTTCTCTCTGAAATCGGTATTACGATTCCCGATGAGAAAAAGGCAGAGTTTGACAAGGCGGTGCTTGCAAATTACAAGACTGTTGCAGAGGTTGAAAAAATCACAACCGCAAGAGATAATTACAAATCACAGCTTGAAACAGCACAGACAGCACTTAAAGAGTTTGAGGGCGTAGATGTCGAAAATCTTAAAGGCGAGATTGCAAAGCTCAACACAAACCTTAAAGACAAAGAAACCGAGTATCAGACAAAAATTGCCGATATGGAGTTTAACTCTGTACTTGACGGCGCTATTTCAAAGAGCGGTGCGAGAAACGCAAAGGCGGTTAAGGCTCTGCTTGACCTTGACAGTCTTAAAACATCAAAAAATCAGGCAGACGATATTACTAAGGCTCTTGAAAGCGTGAAATCCGAAAACGGCTATATGTTCGGCTCGGACGAGCCTTTCCAAAATCCTGTGAAAAATACAGGAAATGCAGGCATTAAGTCTAATCCGCTCGCAAGTATGAGGGCGGCAATGGGACTTAGTACAGACGAAAAATAATTAATGAGGTGAAAATTTATGGCAAATTCTATTGCACTTTTTAAAACTTACACTACTTTGCTTGACGAGGTTTACAAGCAGAGTTCACTTACAAGCGAACTTGACGGTGCGTCCGACCTTGCGACAGCGGGCGCAAACTCCAATGAACTTATTATTCCAATGATTTCAATGGACGGACTTGCAAATTATTCCCGTAACAGCGGATATGTTGGCGGCGATGTTACCCTTACTAACGAAACGGTTAAATGTAACTTCGACCGTGGCAGAATGTTTACTGTTGATACAATGGACAATGTAGAAACCGCAGGCGTTGCGTTCGGCAGACTTTCGGGCGAATTTATCCGCACCAAGGTTGTGCCGGAGCTTGACGCATTTCGCTTTGCTGCATACGCAAGTCACGCAGGTATTACCTCTGCCACACCTGCAAACCTTACCACAGGTGCGGCAGTAATCGAGGCACTCCGCAAGGGTACTACTCAGATGGACGAGGACGAAGTTCCGTACGAGCAGCGTTACCTTTACATTACACCAACTCTTTACGGACTTGTGCAGGATTTGGACACAACAAAGTCAAGAGAGGTTCTCAGCAGATTTGCTAAGATTATCACAGTGCCGCAGACACGCTTTTATACAGCGATTGAACAGCTTGACGGCACATCAAGCGGCAAGACCAAGGGCGGCTATCAGAAAGCCACTGCCGCCTCAAACATCAACTTTATGATTATTCATAAGCCTGCGCTTATTCAGTTTACAAAGCACCTTGATACCAAGGTCATCGAACCTGCTGTGAATCAGGATTCGGACGGTTACAAGTTCGGTTACAGAATGGTAGGCATTGCAGATGTTTACGAAAATAAGACAGCGGGCATTTATCTCCACGCTGCCGCTAAGGCTTAAGAAGGTGTTAATATTGACCGTTTACGCTGACGAAAACTATTATAAATCCGAATATCTATGTGGCAGAAAAGCGGTCATTACCTCCGCTTTTGCCTACTACGCAAGAGATGCAACGCTTATTATTAATGCTTACACAGGCTCAAATATTGACGATACAAAAGATATAATCGAGCCTGTGAAACTTTGTTGCTGTGAGGTCGCAGAGCTGATGTATAAAGCCGATAATATGAGCGGCAGTGAGGGCATAACATCAGAAAAAGTCGGAGATGTGTCACGCTCGTATGAAAGCTGTGAGGTTCGCAAAAAGCAACTTACACGATGTGTTAAATCCGCAGTATATAAGTATCTTGCAGACACAGACCTTTTGTACAGAGGTGTTTGATTATGTTTACGGATACTATGATGACCCTTTACAGATTTAACGGCAAAGGGTTTGACAGGCTTATTATTCCGCATTGCCATTGGCAGGAGTGCAAAGCCGCTAACGTACTTAAAAGCGGAATGCAGAACGCTGACGGAATAGCTATATACATTCCGTTAAATGCGCTTGTTCTTGCTCCGAATGATTTTTTATTTCCGAGCAACGGTCTGTTTCCAAACGCTGATATATCCCCTTTGTCCCCCTCTCAAGACATTATTGTAAAAGGTGAGTGTAATTTCATCTTTGATAATTCAAGCGACAGGAGCGTATCAGAGAGCCTAAAAACCTTGCGTGACAAATACGAAATTCACACAGTAATGAGTATTGACCGTTTGCTTTACGGCCCTGCGGATTTACAGCACATCAAAGTATCTGCGAGGTGATTAAATGCTTTTTAATGTGAATCAGCCGTCTGATGTTAGCGGCACTCTTTCTCTCAAGTGGAGCAAGAACTTTGCAGGCAATCTGAATAATAACCTGTTACTTGCTCAAAAAGAGGTTGACGAGGATTGCATTAAGCTGATGAAGCCGTACACACCTTTTAAAATCGGCGTACTCGAAAATTCAGCAACTATACATACCGTTATAGGCAGTGGAGAAATCAAACAGGTTACACCTTATGCAAGGTATCTTTACTATGGCAAAGTGTATGGTCCTAACTATCCGATCGTGCGAGAAAAAGACGGTACGGAGCATATCGTATTCGGACGCTATAGCGGTGACGGCATTATAATCGGTTGGCGAAGTCCTAAAGGCAAGAAAAAACACCCGACAGGCAGAGATATTCAGTACAGCAAGGACAAGCACCCGCTTGCGGGCAAAATGTGGTTTGAGCGAATGAAAGCCGACCGCAAAGGAGATATTCTGCAAGCGGCGGCAAGAAGACTTGGGAGTAATGCAAAATGAATATAATCGAACTTGTAAGGTCCGTTGTGCAGGAGTTTCCGAAAATCGGCGAGCTTGTGCACATTGATTATTCAACAAATAAGGTACAGGATTTTGGACTTTCTCCGACAGGTGACACGCTTGTCAGCGAAGATATTTTAGGAAATCAAATACGCAATCACACCTTTATCCTGTACGCTACCTGTCAGTCGCTCAACGATTATGACCGACTTGTAAACAGTGGAATGTTGCTTGAACTGCAAATGTGGCTTGAACGGCACGCAGAGGGTGACATAGAAGTTGAAGTCGGCGACAACGTTTTATGCGGTGAGCTTAAAAAACTCACTTGCTCAAACGGAATGCTTTACAGCATACCTGACGAAAACAACAACGGCGGTGTGCAGTACCAATTGCAAATCACCGCCCAATACACTATTGAAAATTGAAAGTGAGGAATTATTATGGCAGTATCAACACCCGATATCGGTAAACTCAAAAGAAGTTACCTTTTACATTTTATTGACGCGAGCTTTGGCACAGGCGAAAGTCCAAAGTGGTATCTTATCGGCAAGGACATTGACGATATGTCGGTCGAGCTTAGTCCGGACACAAGCACAGTAAAGAACATTCTTGATGAAACCTCTGTAAATGACAATGGCTACGAGCCTACCCTTGACGCAGGTACATATTACGCAAATACAGGTGACAGCATTTACCCGAAAATCAAGGATATTGCAATGAACCGCCTTACCGGTGATGACTGCAAAACCAAAATTCTTGAAGTGCTCATTGACAAGAAAACAGGCCCTTATGATGCTTGGATTGAGGACTGCATTGTTAAGCCGCAGTCATACGGCGGTGCGCAGGGCGGTGTAAACATTCCGTTTAATGTTACATTTGACGGCAACAGAAAGCAGGGTACAGCGACAATCTCAGATAAGGTACCGACATTTACCGAAACTGTATAAGGAGTGATTCTATGCAGAGTTTGAATTTTAAAACACCCTTAAAAACATATGCAATCAACAATGATGAAAGCACGGTAATCAAGATTAACACCACAGACTACTCACTCGTTGAGCGAATTAACAAGCTGACAGAACGCACCGAAGCGCTTGTGCAGAAGTACAAGAATATGAAACCCGAGGATGTAACCTTTGAAATTTTTCTTGATGTTGACAAGGAAATCCGCAAAGAAATAGACTATGTTCTCGGTGCAGGTGTAAGTCAGGGTGCGTTTGGCGATGTAAATTGCCTTTCAATCTGTGATGATGGCAGTATGATTTTTGAGAACTTTCTCAACTGCGTTGTGCCGGTCATCGTAAGTGACATTGAAAACGCACACGCTCAGCAGAGCAAACATATTGAGAAGTACCTCAATCAAGCAAAGAGGCTTGCAAAGTGATTGGATTACTTCCTACAAGCCTTGAAATAGACGGAGAGCAGTACGAGATTAATTCCGATTTTCGTATTGCTCTCTTGATTTTCGAGGCTTATGCCGACAAAGAGCTAACCTACTGCGAAAAAGCGGCAGTATGCTTGAATTGCTTATACAAGGAAGTTCCAAAGAATGTTGAGGAGGCACTCAAAAAGGCATTGTGGTTTCTTGACGGCGGGGATGTGCCGAAATCGAAAAAAGCTCCAGTCAAAATTATTGATTGGAGCTATGACGAAAGCATTATTTTCCCAGCACTTAACAAGGTTGCAGGCTTTGAAACAAGGATTGCAAGCTATGTGCATTGGTGGACTTTTCTCGGCTATTTCAGCGAGGTTGGCGACGGCTTGCTCTCGCAGGTAATGAACATAAGAGGCAAGCGTGCTAAGGGCAAAAAGCTTGAAAAATGGGAGCGTGATTTTTACAATGAGCACAAAGAGCTTGTTGACATCAAGGAAAAGCTCTCTCCCGAACAGCAAGCAGAACTTGACGCCGAAGAGGATTTTATAAACAATCTTGTATAGGTGTTACATAAAATTATTGTTGACAATACACAAACTTTGTTATATTATGTAACAAAGGAGTGATTTTATGAACAGCAAATTTTACAAAGGTATAACAGTCGTACTATTGATACTTGGTGCAGTCGGAGGAATAGCTTTAGGCGCAGTTTTCCAAAGCGTACATACAAATTTTCTAACTGATACCGTAACCCGCAGTTTTAATTTTACTTTAATGCTTGTATGCTGGGTATCAACAGTATTATTATGCCTGATTTTTGGCGGTATTGCTAAAATACTTGCTTATCTTGAAGAGTTGGGTGCAGGTAAAAGCTCAGTAATCGCCAAAACAACAGATTGGGAATGTCCTAAATGTCATTGTATGAACAAAGCAGAGGCTACCGAATGCTCTAACTGTCATTTGGAACATACCGACAGCCGACAAGCAAAGTTTGTTAGTAATGATAAGTGGGAATGCCCACAATGTCATTGTATAAATTCCTATAATGACATTGCAGAATGTCCTAACTGTCATTGGCGACCATAAAAATAAGCTGACAGTCGCAATCCTTTAATCTATCTTCAATTAAAAAGCCACTCCAAACGGGGTGGCTAAAATTTTTCAAATTTTACAGCGTACATCTTTGGGTGTGCGCTGTTTTTATACCACAAGGGGCCGCATTTTGCTGCGCCCTTAATTTTACAGAAAGGAGTGTGATTACATGGCGGTTGACGGTAGTTTGATTTTTAATACAAAAATCGACACAAGCGGTCTTAACAGCGATATTGCAAGAATCAATAAAGCTATTGAGGCGGCTCAAAAGAAAGCACAGTCGGGTGCAAGGCAGACAGCACAAACTGCTAAAGGGCAGGCTGATAAATCGTCTCAGGCGGCAGAAAACTCAGCAAAGCGTGAAATTACTGCCACACAGGGAAAAGCTGAACAGGCTCAAAACTCGGCAAAGCAAACCGCACAGGCAGCGCAAAAGGTATCAGAATCAGTCGAGCAATCTGCCGAAAATGTTGTTGATAAGGTTGAGAGCACAGCTAATCGCAACACAGAGGCAGTCGGCAAAAGCACAAATGATACTTGCGAAAGCGTTAAGAAATCAGTTTCTATGAGTGCAAAAAAGGCTAAGCAATCATTACAAACAGTCAGAACGGCTGTTGACAGACTGCAAAGCAAGGCGAAAATGATCGGCAGAACGCTGCTTACCGCTTTCGGTACGGCGGCGGTTGTAAGTTTTAGCAAGGAAAGCATAGAGCTTGGCTCAGACCTTGCAGAAGTGCAGAATGTAGTTGATGTTACTTTCAGCCATATGTCTGCAAGTGTGGACGATTGGGCAAAGTCAGCACAAAAATCTTACGGCTTATCCGAAACTATGGCTAAAAAATATGTCGGTACATTCGGCTCTATGGCAGAGGCTTTCGGCTTTACGGAACAGCAAGCATTTAATATGTCAACAGCCTTAACGGCTCTTACGGGTGATGTGGCGTCATTTTACAACATAACGCAAGACGAGGCGTACACAAAGCTGAAATCTGTTTTCAGCGGTGAAACCGAAACGCTCAAAGACCTTGGCATTGTAATGACGCAGAACGCACTTGACAATTACGCAATGGCAAACGGCTGGAGCAAGACAACATCGGAAATGACCGAGGCTGAAAAGGTAACGCTTAGGTATAACTTTGTGCTTGACCAACTCAATAATGCAACAGGTGACTTTACCCGAACGCAAAACAGTTGGGCAAATCAAACGAGAATTTTACAGCTGCAGTTTGACAGTATCAAGGCTACAATCGGTCAAGGCTTGATAAATGCTTTTACTCCGCTGCTTAATTGCATTAATCAGTTTATTTCAAGACTTAGCGTTGCGGCACAGAAGTTTAAAGACTTTACAGCTCAGGTGTTCGGCTATTCTACTGCAACAAGCAATGCGACAAGCTCAGCTGTAAGCGATATGTCAGACCTTGCAAGTCAAGCGGACAGTTCTACATCTGAGATTGAAAAAACATCGGAGGCAGCTGAGGACTTACAGAAAAACCTTGCAGGCTTTGATGAACTCAATGTGATGAGCGACACCTCGGACAACAGCTCAGACACAAGTACGCAAGCGCCAAGCTCTGAAATCAAATCAATGCAAAATGCACTTGAGCAAGCTATGCTTGAAAGCGACAGGCACACAAGAAAGACTATTGACAATATTGTAAATTCGCTTGACAAGGTAAAAACCGCCTGCGTAACGATTAAAAATTCGTGGGCAAAAGTGTGGAATAACGGTACAGGCGAAAAGGTGCTTGGAAATATCAACGCTTTAATTAACACTTTCGTAAGCACAGTAGGTGATATCGCAGAGGCTTTTACAAATGCTTGGGACAAAGCAGGGTTAGGCGACAGCGTTGTACAGTCATTTATCGACAAGTGGAACAGCCTTGTTGAGCTTTTGGATACGGTAGGCGATACATTCAGGCATGTGTGGAATGACGGTAAGGGCGAGAAAATTTGGAGCAATATACTTGAGATTATCCGCAACTGCAATAACTATACTGAAACTCTCAGAACCAAAATTAAAGACGCTTGGGAGAAAAACGATACAGGCAGAAAAATTTGGGAGAGCATATTAGGCATTGTCGAAGATATAACAGGGCTGCTTGATGAAATGTCAGCTGACCGCCTCGAATGGCTTGAGGACCTTGACATTAACCCCGTTGCACAGGCGGTTGAACGCTTGACCGAGGGATTCAGAAATCTGCTCAAGGCTTGCGGAGATAAGCTAAAACAAGCGTACAAGAATGTTTTATTGCCGCTTGCAAAATGGACGATTGAGAAAGCTGTACCGGATTTGTTAAATTTGTTTTCTGAGGCTCTTGAGACAATTTCAGATATAGTTAATAAGATAAGTCCGGATATGTTAAAAGCAGTAGCAACGGGTATTGGCGCTGTTGCCGCAGCAGTTATCGCATTCAAGACAGGTAAGACTATTGCGAGTGGTATAAGTGAAGTCACATCAGCAGTTAAAAACATCAGTTCGGTTATTTCGGCTAACCCTCTGCTTATTATAGCAAGCGCAATAACGGGTATTGTTTCAGCGGTTCAAATTTACAATGAACTAAAATGGAGCAATTCTGAGGCTAAAAAGTTTTGTGATGAAATAGACGATGTGAAAAACAGACTTGAAAATACAACGCAGAAAATTACAGACACAATCAAAAATACATTAGATAAGGTTGACCAGCTCTATGCTGATAATACATTGATTGATGAATATCAGGATAAACTTGAAACCTTAATCAGCAAAGCTGAACTTACTCCCGAAGAACAGTCAGAATTGCAAACTATCGTTACATATTTTAAAGATAATGTTAGCGGCTTTAGCGATACATGGGATAATTATGTCACAATAAGCGATGGGGGTAAGGTTGAGCTGAAAGGTGATTTATCTGAGATACAAGATGAAATCAATAATACGATTGATCAATATCAATTATTAGCTAACAGTTCGGCTTTATCAGAATTACAAACCGAAAATTCTAAATCTATAATTTCAGCAAGAAAAAATCAAAGCGAATTGCTTTCAGAACTTAATTCTAAGCAGACTCAAATTGAAAACAAATTAAAGCAGAGTGGAAAAACTTACAGTTGGCTTATTAACCAGTACGAGAGATATAAAAATAATTCTTTAAAAGCAGATGATAGAATTGACGCAAAAAATAATATTGAAACCGTGTTAGGCAACGGTGGATACGAAGAAATAAATTCTTTAATGAAACTAAAAAATTCATACAATGAATGTACAGCTGGGCTTAACAAGCTAATAATGACACAAGATGATATGTCTGATGTTCAAAAAGTTCTCAAAGGAGATTATTCCGATGCTGTAGCAGTTTTAATGACATACAAAGCTGGAATGATCAGTCTTGAAGATGTACAAAACTCGCAATGGAAAACATTAAACAAACTTGAAGAAGCCGCCAAAGACTCAGGAAAAAACACTGTAATGGGACTTGTTGAGGGTACACAGGAATATCAAGAAGCCCTTGTAAAAAACAGTAACGGACTTGCAAACACTATATTAAGAGAATATGACAGTGCAATGGATATACATTCTCCGTCAAAAGAAATGTATAAGCGTGGACAATATACAGTTTTAGGTCTTGTCAATGGTTTATCTGATACAAGTATAAAGGTACAGAGTGTCATTACCATGATGTTAAAGAATATAAGAAAGGCTTTAGAACCTATAAAAACAATCTTTTCAAATGTTTTTGAACCCTTGTATAACATCATCAAAAAGCCTCTTAACAATGTTTTAACTGGACTTGAAAATTTTATCAATGGCTTTATTTCAGCGTTAAACGGAATGCTAAGCGGTGTGGATACGGTTGCCAACGCTATCGGCAAGCTATTCGGACAGGAATGGCACGCCGGGCAGCTTGATGAGGTGCACATCCCCAAACTTGCTACAGGCACATATGTACCTGCAAATTACGGTGAATTTCTTGCAGTTCTCGGCGATAATAAGCGTGAAGCGGAAGTTGTTTCGCCAATATCAGCGATGAAACAGGCTATGGCTGAGGTGCTTGCGGAGTACGGCGGAACAGGCAACAGCGGAGATATTCACATTACCTTGACTATGCCTGACGGCAGAGTGCTTTTTGAGGCTGTTGCTGATGAGAACAACAAAATCAAGAAACGCACAGGCAGGTCCGCTTTTGCGTAAGGAGGGATAAGATTGAGTGAATTTAAAGGCTATTTAATTAAATTCCCGAAAAACGGCTTGCAGTTTCCACATAAGCTCATAGCTAAAGAAAGTTATCAAGCCACACCTTTACAGCGTACGGAGATTAAAGCTTATCGTGACAGCAACAACCTTTTAAGGCGAGTAACATCACCGAACAACAAAACTAAGATTACATTCAATACCAAGGACGGTCTTACCCTTGCTGAAATGAGAACTATTCGCAGTGTTTTAAACGGTGCTATGTCAAATTCTCAGCAACGCAAGCTCAATGTTGAATATTGGGACGATGAACTCCTTGCTTATCGTACAATGACCGCATATATGCCCGATATTACATACACACCAAAGATAATTACTGCGGATAATATAAAATATTCCGCCTTAACATTTACATTCATTGAATACTAAGAGGTGGTTAATTTGCTTGAAGTTTCAAGTCTGCACAAAAAGCAGACTATTGAAAATCTGATTGAAAATATACTGACAATCTCATTTCCCGACGGTGAATATCCGGATATAACAGAGAAAAATATAGCGAGTGAAAGTATGAGCCTTACACAGTCAATTTGTGACGAAAGTAAATTAAAATTCGGCGGTTGTATTGCTTCTGAATTTGATATTGACCTTGTAAATTCAGACGACAGAATTTTTACAACAGACCTTGTCGGTAAATGGATAAGTGTAAAATTAACGCAGCGTTTTCCGAGCGGAGAAAAGCTGCTGCCATCTGCAAAGCTGTTTTTAGGTACATCACTTTTGCCGGGAGAAACCGTAGCTGCAAAGGAATATTATTTGTTTAGCGGTATTATTGACAGTGCCAAGCTTGACAAGAATAACCGCAATAAGCGACACATTGTCGCTTATGACGCACTCTCTATGTTATATGATATTGACGCAACAAATAAGCTGTTTAATTTATGGAAAACTTATCCAAACGGCTATAAAATCGGCGAATTGGTTGTGCTATGCCTTAACTACAACGGAAAGCATATGATTCAGGTCGAGGATAACAAAGAAATTCTCGACGAAGTAATAAACCAACAGTCAGGGCTTACCGTGCGTGATTTTCCGACATATAATCAGGCGTGGCTTGAAAATTCAGACACGATTACATACGGCGAGATACTAAAAAATTGTTGTGAAATGCTCGGTTTATTCGGTGCTGTTGTGCCGAATAAAGGTAAAGGTGTATTCAGATATATTGAACTTGGCAAAAATACAGAAACGTATGATTTTTACGAAAATCTTTACGGAGAGGAATACGATTGTACAGGTTATAACAGTTTTAATTTTTCGTACGGTTACTCGTTCACCGACAGAAAAGCTAAAACTACCGTTGCAGAATCACAGTGGGGTGAGGATGTTGTAACATATGATTTTACAAAAAATGTAGTTTGTTGGCAAAAAGATGACGGCACAGGCGGTGCTTTAGTTCACAATGTGCAAAATCTTATAAGTGGAAAAACAGGCGAGCGCTTTTATAACTGTTCGTACACACCGCTTGCAGCTACTCTTGACGGCAGGCCTTGGGTGCAGATTGGTGACGGATTAGAAATTGAAAGCTATGTTACTGATTCAAACGGTGATTTTGTCTATGATAACGCAGGACAACCTAAAAAAGAGAAAGTAAAAGCCTATGTGTTGAGCCGTACACTGAGCGGAATTAAAGCTCTGACAGACAGCATAGAGGCAAAGGGGGAATAAATATTATGGCATACACAAAAACAAATTGGGAAGACGCACCGAGCACAGCTACACCACTTTGCGCAGAAAGCCTGAACAAAATCGAAAACGGCATATACGAGAACAGCATAGACATAGCGCTTGCGGATGGCAACATCAACACGCTAAGCGAGAGAATAATTGCGATTAACACAGCCTTATCTGCAAAGGCAGATAAAACCGAGCTTGAAGATGAAATAACAGACATTGACGAAACAGTGACAATGAAGATTAATCTTAAAGCGGATAAGGCGGATACTCTTGCCGGTTACGGAATTACCGATGCTTACGACAAAACATATATAAACAGATCGTTAAACCTTAAGCTTGACAAAAAGCCATTTGATGCTGCGCCTAAAGAGAATAGTCCTAACTATATCACAAGTGGCACCTTATATAACAGCGTTAATACTCTCAATCAAAGTATTGCAACAAAATATAATAGCTCAAATATTGAGAGCGGTACAGGAGAATTATCTCCGGCGCAACCAAGTTATGAGGGCTGTGCGGGAAGATTTGATTATGTGAAAAACGGTAAGGTGGTTACAGTATCGGTAAATATTACAAAACTTATTGCCGATAAATCATACATCCAGATGTCAGGATTGCCTTTCCCAGCAAAAATTGAAAGTAAGTTGTCGTGCTTTGCTGTGTACTCAACTACAAATAAGCTAAGGAATATAAGACTTGATGGCTCGTGGCTCTACATCAGCTCACCGATGGATAAATTTGTTGAAGATGAGAAAATTAATCTTACAATTACATATATCAGACAGTAGGAGGTAAGTTTATGGAACTTAAAGATAAAATTACGCTTGATGCGCTTACCAAGGACAGCGTGAGTGTGTTGAGACAGAAGTTTGTTGTTATCGACGGAAAAGACGTACAGATTGGCGAGAATGTACGTAACGCTTATATGAATCGCGAAGAAGATAAGTTGCTTTTAAAAGAACAGCTTTCTGAAGAATACTACAATGCTATTATGGCTGTATGGGGGGTTTAATATATGTCAAAAATTACTTGCGTTGATATTTCGGAATTTCAGCAAAATATCGACTTCAACAAAATGAAAAATGACGGCATAAAAGCGGTCATAATCAGAGCTGGCTATGGCAGAGAAACATCGCAAAAAGACACAATGTTTGAAAGTCATTACCGTAATGCTAAAGAGGCTGGACTTAAAATCGGTGCCTATTGGTACAGTTATGCTGATAGTGTCGATGATGCAGAAAAAGAAGCAAAAGCCTGCCTTGAGTGTGTTGAAAATAAATATTTCGATATGCCAATTTATTATGATTTGGAAGATTATTCAATGGTTAAACTCGGCAAAACAAAACTTACAGCGATTGCAGAACGCTTCTGCGAAACTATCAAGAAAAGTAACTACAGAGCAGGTATATACGCTAATCTGAATTGGTTTAACAACTGTCTTGATTATGATGAATTGAAGAGAAAATACAGTATTTGGCTTGCACAATATAACTCCGTAAATGAATTAAACTGTGATATTTGGCAGAACAGCTCGACAGGCAAAATCAACGGCTATGGCGGAAATATTGATACTAATGTAATTTACAACGATAACATCTTCGGCAAATCTGAAACAAAGGTTAAAAAGCCAACGCTGACATATAGAGTCTTTGCAGACGGCAAGTGGTACAGCGAGGTCAAGGGCTTGTCAAATGTAGCAGGACGAAAGAAACAAGCTATTTCAGCTATTGCTCTTAAAGTATCAAAAGGTAAAACTCGCTATCGTGTGCACTTGCTTAATGGTGACTGGCTGCCGTGGGTAAACGGCTATGACATCAGCGATAGCGACAATGGTTATGCAGGCATTAAAGGCAAAGTCATTGATGCCGTACAGGTCGAGTTTAGCGGCGTGAGCGACTTCAAGGCTACATACAGAGTGCGTAAGCAGGGTGCAGGCTTTTGGGATTGGCAGCACAACACCGAAAAAAACAGCGAGCAGGACGGCTACGCAGGCGTTATCGGCACAAAGATTGACGGTCTGCAGATTACTTTGACATAATGGAGGGTTAGCTATGAATAATTTTTTAGATTTGGCAAGAATTGAAGTTTCAGAATATGTTTTAGCTCATCTTGATAAATCGGAAGAAATTCCTGATTTTGAAGTGTTTGTCGTGTGGTCTTGTAAAACATTACAAAACTATAAAGCTTTGATAAGTACTTCTCTACCGGATGGTATGTACTACGAAATTACCTATAACGGTGATAAAAACGAGCTTTATTTTGACGCTTATAAAAAGTTTGAAAATAAATGTAAGAAATTGGAGGAATGAAAAATGAAAGACAATATTATTCAGGCTACTGTTTCAGTAGCTATCGGTGCACTTATATCGTATTTTAATATCTTACTTATCCCAATTCTCGTGCTCATCGCTGTAATGCTTATTGATTATATTACAGGATTGACATCTGCGTACAGAAACGGTGAATTAAAAAGTAAAACAGGTTTAATCGGAATACTGAAGAAGGTTAGCTACCTCGTTCTCGTATGCGTGGGCGGTGTTGTTGATTATCTTATCTGCGCAGGACTCACAAGCGTGGGAATTGACTACAGCAGCTACTGCTTTGGATTGATTGTGGCTGTATGGCTTATTATCAATGAGCTTATAAGTATTCTCGAAAATCTGAGTGAGCTTGGAACACCGATTCCACCGTTTTTAGTTAAAATTGTACACAGATTGAAAGACTCGGTTGACAGTAAGACTGATTATGATACCGATAAAAAAGAATAATACATAAGTTTAGCCCCTCGGATACCAAAGTGGTATTTGAGGGGCTTTTACTGTGTAATTTACTGTGTAACTTTATTGATTTTAGCTGATATTGTTTGATACCGAAATTC